CGGATGCGTCGCTCATCCCCGATATACAAAACAGTACCATCAGACAGCAACGCTCGCGGTGTCTCGGAACCTTCCGAGATGTCAATTTGCCACGCCGCAGGCCACGCTTCTTCATAATTGCCTGCTACGGTACCAGTAGACGTTGTAACTTCGTCCAGCGATTTAGACATCGCCAGTTTCTGGCCGTAGACCATCCATAGACGACCTTTATGCTTTATGGGCACGGTGCCCTGCGGCGGAGGTGTGTTAAACACACAACCGTGCTGCAATCCAGCATCGTCAATGTAGCTGTACACGTTATTGCCTGCCAACGTCGTATCAGCTATGTTATCGGTCAACGTGGTCGTCGCATTCGCAATATCCGCAAGGAAATACAGTGTCGTCTCATCGCCCCCGTCTAGCGTGGCTAGAATGACCTTGCGATCAACTTGAGCATCCGACGATACCGGAATATTGCTCAAGGGGACGTTTTGCGCAGTTAAGGGCCCAGTCGATGCACTAACCGGGCTGAGATCACTGAGATGTCCTGTAGTGGAATTGCGATATACGACGAAATACTTGCGACCCATGTTCAAGGTAATTGAGCCGCTATTAATCGGTGCGCCGACAGTAAGAGCAGTAACGGGAGCAACAATGCCCCAATTAGTTATGCCGCTGGGCGTTACGCCGCTAGAAACGGTTCCCGCCCATTTATACTGCGTCGCATTGCCTGTAGCAAAGTACGCGTAACTTCGAGAATTCACCATCCGCGCCGGAGCAACAAACCCGGTCGTAGAAAACAAGGATTGCGCGTAAAGGGTTCCATCTTCATTATACGCATTGATTCCATTTACAGACGATGCGATGATTTTACGCGCTCCGGTAATATCGTTCTGATACAAATACAGGCGCCGCGCGTCATATCCCGGGGTAGCAAAACTACTGTAACCCCACCGCCGCCTAATGACATCGAAACCCGCAAAGACGTTAGTCAACTGCTCAAAAAATTCAGGATTTTGCGCCGGAGGTTTGGCCCACGTATTGACGCCACTGCCGTAAAATTCATAACGCGTGAATTTATACAGCGGTGTCCAAAACATCATTCCTTGCGGATAGATTGGACTGATTTGGCTAGGCATCGGCCCTAAAACCCCGTCTAGTATGGCAAATAGGCGTTAGAATAAACAGAACCCGCCGTATCGGGCTGAATAAAATCACGTTTGGGAGACAAATTCCTGTCTCGAATCATTGTACGCAGGCCGTTCTGATAGATGCCGCCCCAATATTGCGTATCAGTAGCTTTGTTGATGAATTGGGAGGCAAGCCAATTTGTACCCGCTACGATTACGTCCTTGTATTCGTCAGGAATTAGCAACGTGGAACCGGCGCTAAGGCCCGCCGGACGTTGCTGCCAATATTTGAATTCGATGATGTATCCATCTAGTGGTGTTAGGTTATTGGCCGCAGGCGCAGAAGTTCCGGTGGTCGTAAGACCCGATGTTGGCTCTGTCCATGTATTTGTAATCGAAACGGGAGTGACGGTTTGTTTAGTTAACGTGCCGTAGCCGCTCGAGGTGACGGTGGTTCCCGCATTATAGGCATACACGTTGTACTGATTATATTGTACACCGCTAGCCGATTGAGTGATGCCCGGTACAGGCGCGTTTACCACCAATACAGAGTTTGCCGGAACGAATATTTTTGTTGGGTTAGGGGCGGCCGTAGATTCGTTGCCTAAGGAATCTACCAACGTTACGTTAACCCAATAAATGCGATTCGGCAGCGTTCCTGACACCGTAGTTGTACATATCGGAGATTCTGGCACCGGCTGATAGCCATTTGCGTTTTTTGGTGCAGGAAATAGCCTAAAAAGATAAGGCCTGTCCGGGTCTTCTACCCATGCCCGGGGAATATCTTGTCGAGAAGTATTGTCGGCATAACTGAGACCGGGCGCATTTGGTTTGTATTCGATTTTGTCAAGTTGCCGAAAATTCGATCGATCATACACGCTGTCTTCATTAATGCGCTTTAGATCAGTCAAATTAAGACCGGTGTCAACGGCACCAGATGGTTGAGAACCGGTCGCGCCAATCCAATAGTCTGTAACGCCGGTTTGGGTAATAAATTGTTTTGCGCCAGAAAGTAAAAACGTCCAATTGGATGTGCGCAACATGTCCAATTGAATGCGTTCGACAAACGAAACCAGAATGCTTTGATCAGTTCCCGAATTCGCCAACTGAGAACGAATATCTTGCGACGTAAGCGCGGTGATTTGCGAAACCTGTAGCGTCATTTAATCTTTACCTGTAACCTTTTCAACGCTGCGGGCCGTAACATATCCGAGAAAAGCAACCTTGTAGAGATCGAGATAAGCGTCTGGAATGAGCAACGCGGTCAATCCTCGTCCAGTCGCCAAATTAACCAAAGGGCTGACGAGAAGATTCCAGCCAATAGCCAAAGCCATAATCCAAAGGAAGAAGGGTCGCGCACGGCGTACAAAAGTATCGCTGGAGGAAGAATCCGTTTTAATGTTGTCACTAGCGATCTGATTAAGTTTAGCTTCATAATCTTTATCAGCTTGCGCGGCTTGCATTTGCAATTGCGCCATCTGCATCTCGAAATCAGCCCTCTTTTCAGGAGAAAGCTTGATCTCGTCCATGATGGCTTTGAATAAATTGGCAACGCCACCGCTAAAGATAGTAGAAAGCAAACCCATATGAAATTGTCCTTTGACGGGGTTTTACGGGCCGATGTCTAGGCCGTAACTGTTAATTGGGTGTCGCCGCTCGCGGCTATTGTTTCGCGGATATCGCGTCGAAGAATTATGCAGCCGTGCGACGCGCCACCGGGATGTAGAAGACTGTCGCCGTGAATCAAAAAACCGCTACGCCCGAAGGTTTCGGTTCCTTCTTCAGGAGTAAGCGGCATAACGACAGGCCCGTGCGTAGCTGTGTCACGGGCGCTGCCGATGCGGTACAGGCCTTGTGGAATGGGGCCGACGTTAGGAACGTTTTGTAGGGCCGGATTGTTTTTTCCGTCCTGAAAGCCCGAATACCCTGTAGCAATGAACTTCCCGTCTTGCGTTAGGGTGCCCGTAGATTGACTGTATTTGTACATCTGTGCGTTTAATTTTCTTGCAATAACTTGAACTCGCGGGGGCCCAATTGCTGTAGAGCGCGTTTATTGACGCGACCCATCAGCAGTGCGAGAGTCTGTTCGTCGTATACTTCGAGGATGCGCTCAAGTTCGTTAGCAACTTCGGGCGCGACATAGTACACCTGCCCGCGTTCATAATGATCATTGTTGATGGCAGCGCCCTGATGCGGGTTGCCGAGTTTGTCGTATTCAGGGATGCTAATGTAAACGCCGTCACTGCCCTTGTAGTGCTTAATAGCTTTCAGGGTATCAATTTTCTTCGGCATGAAGTTTATTCCTTTGTGGGACGTATTGTTTAGGCCGTAACTTGTGGCCCGAATTTTTCTCGGGCATATCGCAGCGACATTTCCATATGAAGCCACTGATGATATTGCCGAGTACAAATTAAAAGGTTGCTGTTGCGATTATCAGTTTTATCGCCGTTAATATGGTGAACAACTTCATCTCGTTTGAGGGGTCGCCCTAATACTTTCTCAGCAATAAGGCGATGCTCATAAACCACTTTTCCGCTTTTACCGGCACCTTGCAGACGATAGCCTTTTACGCTCAGGCATCCGCCTTTATAATTAGGTGCGTTTTTTCCAACATGAAATGAAGTCAGACATGAGCGAGAACAAAACGTTGTTGCTTTTGTACGTTGAGATGGATAACGTTTAAAAGTTGTTTTACAACGGGCGCATACAAATGTTTTCATGCTCATGTCAATTTGCTTTACGAAAGGAAATATGAGAGAGCCGCTAAAAATGCGGCCCTCTCAATTAAGGTTAGTTGTTGACGCTATTCGCACCAGACGACAGAACCGAACGAATCCAGTTCTGATTGCTGATGACAGACTTGCACATGAACTTATACCCCATCAAATACGATTGGTGGAGCGCATCAGAATGGCCGCCCGGGGGCGTTACAAAAACCTGCAACGACTGAAGGTCGCTCACCTGATAGGCTTCACGACCGATAGCAAAGCTGTTGTAGATTTTGTTAGTCGCGCCAACCGTAGACTGCGAGGTTGCAGCGAACGATGGAGCGTTCGACACAACCACGTCAAAGTTAGCCAACGTTCCGGCCTGACCGTTCCAAATTTTTTCCGGAGCCCGGAACTGATTAGCTGCCTTGAAGTCAGGGTCTTTCAGCAGACCGGCGTTAACCTGCGGTGGACAAACGAACACGTAGTTGGTTCCCCGAACCGGTCGCGCAGCCTGATCTTGCAACAGCGAAAGCAGGGCAACCAGATCAGTGTAACCGATCAGATCGCTAGCAACCAACGTAGAATTGCTCGCCCGATTGTTAGGACGATACACGTTGGTAGCGGCCGCCAGCGTATTAAAAATAAGCTGGTCATAGGTCTCTGCGGCGTTCAGGCCCATACGATTCAGCGTCAACTGAATCACAGGGTGCCGGGCCGTCAGTTCAGCAACTTCGGACAGACGCGCAACAAAGCCGTACTGTTCCATCGTCGCTTCAACGTAATTGATCGTAACGCCAGTAGCATCAGGCGCAACGCCTTCAGTCAACTGCGTCGGAGTGGAAGCCACGCTGAATTTCTCCAGACGGGTGAAACGGATCGTCTTGGAGGCGCCAGCAGGCAGAGGTTGACGGTCACCAAATTGGTCGAGCACGGTGTTAGTAACAGCCACCTCAAGAGCCTTGGCCGACATGTATGTAATCATTTCGGCCGACGTAGAACCCGCGTTACCGGCGGTTCCGCTCGTGACCGTGATCACATCAGCGCCAAAGCCCAAAATAGTAAACAACAATTTCAAAAACGACATTGTTTTCTCGGAATTACTCCCTAACAATTACCGACGCCAAACTATATCTGCTTTGCCAGAATTTTCAAACGCTTCAATAACTGCCCGGCGATGTTCCGCGTTTGTCAAATTAGGATTGCGCGGAACCGAAACCGTTTGTGGCGGAGCAATTTGAGTCGCTTGGGTTGTGGGGCGTACAGCTTGTTGGGAAGATGTTGCAGCTTGCTGCTGCTGCTTGATCAACTCCGGCAACGTCGCAGCCTGATGGAGTTGGTAGACCATCTTGTAT